GTGGGAATTGAGCTGTACAAACTGACGGCGCGGAAGGTCGCCACGATCAGCGAAAAGGGCTACTACTCGGACGGCGGGGGCCTGTACCTGCAGGTGACCGAGACAGGCGCCAAGTCCTGGCTGTTTCGCTATCGCTTCGGCGCCAAGCGTCCAGAGATGGGGCTGGGGCCGACGCATACGGTATCACTGGCCGAGGCCAGGGAGTTGGCAGCCACGGCGCGCCGGCAGGTCTTGGCGGGCGTCGACCCTCTGGCCGGTCGCCGTGAGGTAAAGGCCAAGGCCGCGCTGATCCCCACATTCTGGGAGGCCACCCAGAGCCACATCGAGGCCAACCGGTCCGGATGGAAGAACGCGAAGCATGCGGCGCAGTGGCTGAACACCCTGGAGACCTACGCCAAGCCGACCATCGGAGCCAAGCGCGTGGACCGGATCGAGACCGACGACGTGCTGGCGGTGCTCAACCCCATTTGGCACACGAAGGCGGAGACAGCCAGCCGTGTGCGGCAGCGCATGGAAACCGTCATCGACTCGGCCATCGTCAAGGCCAAGCTGCGCATGGAGAACCCGGCGCGCTGGAAGGGCCATCTGGAAGTGCTGCTCCCGAAGCCCAGCAAGGTCAAGACCGTTGAGAACTTCCCAGCCCTGCCCTACTCCGAGCTGCGGCAGTTCATGGATGCCCTGCGCACCCGGCGCGGTGAAGCGGCGCGCGCCTTGGAGTTCACCATCCTGACGGCGGCGCGGACCGGAATGACCGTGGGGGCCAGGCCCGGCGAGGTCTCCGCCGATTTCGCAGATTGGGAGATCCCAGCCGTTCGGATGAAGGGCGGCATTCGCCATGTCGTACCACTGTCGGCGGCGGCTGCCGCCCTGGTGCGCCCCAGAATGGGCCGGCCACTGCTGTTCCCCACCGAGGGGACCACGGACAAGGAGCTTTCGGAGAACGGCATGCTGGCCGTCCTGCAGCGCATGGACTACGGCCACGTCACGGTCCACGGCTTCCGCTCCACCTTCAAGCAGTGGGCGGACGAGGTTGGGGAGTACCCGGATGACCTGTCGGAAGCGGCTCTCGCCCACAAGGTAAAGGACAAGTCCAAAGCGGCGTACAAGCGCGGGACGATGCTGGAACGCCGCCGGAAGATGATGGAGGCGTGGGCCGCGTTCTGCGGCTACTGAACGCAGGTGCTGCTCCTGCACCACCTGCAGGAAATCGGTGCACCTGCACTTTTCCGGACGACCAGCGGGAATGTGGACCTCCTGCATATGGGGGCCGCGTCGCACTTCCGGACTCCAGGTCCCGAAGCTTGCCGCCGTTCGGCCATCGCCGGCGCCCTGCAGGGAAAGGTATACGTATCAATGGATTCGGCCTGAAATGGCCCAGAGATTGACCGATGCTCGGCCGATTCGGCGCCGCCGCAGATCACAGGCGCTTCACACCCCCATAACCTTGGCGGCCTATCGTCGGACAGCAGGGGGCGGCGTGAAAGGAGGCGGTATGGGCTACAGCGCACAGTACCTGACGAACGAGGAATGGCTCGAGCTGCATGCAGCGTACGTCGCCTACGGCAATGGCCCGGGTTTCTGGCAGGTGTACCAAGAGCTGCTGCAGGCGGCATCGGATCGCAATGGGCGCGCGCAGGTCCGCGTCGTGAATGAACTAGCCAGGATCGCAGAGCACCTGGGCGCCACGCCCAAGGCGATTCTGCTCCAGGCGCGCGGAGTCGAGGCGCATCACAGCAGCCGGTGATGCGTCGGTGAGCTATTCGCCGGCTTCCTCAAACCGCACGGCCCGGACCAGGAAGGCGCCGGCCTGCAGTCGGAGCCGGCTTGCCGCGGCTCGGACCCGCGCCCGGCGCCGCCAGTCCCCGGCGCTGGCCTGCTCCAGCTGCCGGGCCTGCCCGTCCAGTTCGGCCGCCCTCGCCCGTGCCCAGGCGGCTTTCGTCGGATGCCACGTCTTGGTCGATGCGTTCATGGCCTGAATGCTGACCGATGCTCATCGCACCAGCCGAGAAGGCGGCAACGGAAGCTAACTGGCGCCAGCTGCCCGCGCATCCGTGCGTAGGCCCGGCGGGTTTGGCCTTGGCTGCAGTAGCCGGCGGCCGGTGCTGGCGTGTGGATGATGTGCTCCGGCCAGCCACCGCGACAGTCGGCCCCTGCCGTGGACGAGCGTCAGGTTTCACCTACGCCCCAGCCGGGGGCTCGTAGTATTCGAGGCCCAGGCCGCTACTGACCTTCGCTCCAGGTGCCACATGCTGACCGACAACGAGATCGATGATCGCCTGGCCCAGATCGAGGCGGAGATACCGCGCCTCCGCCGGAGCATGAACACGTTCTTTCGGGAGTTCGAAGACCGGGCGGACAGGCTGTGCGGCGAGGTCCGCGACGACCAGCAGGACTATGTGCTGGACCGGCTCGGGGCGATGGTGGAGCGGGCTGGGATCAATGGCTAGGGCCGCGCCACCGCGACCTCTGCCGCGCGCCGGGTGAGCCATGAAAATGCGGCTCGCCAAGTTCCACCGCGTCTCTGAGTTCGAGGACCTGCTCGGGATTCGCCCCACGCCGCCGAACATGACGGGCGATTCGTCCAGAACATGGCGGCTTCCGCCCGGCTACTGGCCTCCCAGCTATGGATACGAGCCATGGGGTACGCCTGGCGTCATCAGCGTGCAGTGGAGCGAGGCCAGGCCAGTCATATGGGACGTTGATCTGCCCGGAGACGCCACGGGTGGCGCGGCAGTGTTCGCCAGCGGTCTGTCCATATGCGAGCCCGACGGGTGGTGGTATTACGAGCCGCCGGGGCGCGACCCTTTCCTGCTCGCCGGCGTTCTCTTCGGAGAAACCATGTCGCTCGCAGTGCACTCCAGCACGCGCTTCCCCGCTGTTCTGCCGGAAGAGTTCGCGCCGACCTGGATCGCCAGCGTCGCCGGCATGCGCCCGCTCTTGGACTCGCTGCCGCCGGCTGACAGGAGCTGGTGGCGCAGCACGCGCATTGCCAACCCCAACACGGCACGCGAGGACGGCGAGGCAATCGTGGCGCCGCTGCTGGTGTAGATCCGGGTAACGACAACGCTTGCGAGCGTCACCGCTACGGCTATCCGACAGCCTCGGTTGATCGACGTTTCCGACCACGCGCGGTTTTGATACGGAACAACTCCCACAGCCCAGGGTGCATGGCTCGGTCGCCGGCCTCCCAGGCTTGCCACGCGCGCAGCGCCGAATGAACCAGCTCTGCGGCCTGGGTCTGAGTTAACCCGGCCGCTATACGAGCCGCTCGGACAACGGCGGGTTGTGGGCTAGAGCCCATGCCAACGCACTCCACCCTGATCACCCTGCCGCCGCCACCAGGCCGAAGGCGTCAGCGAGCCTTGGGTCACAAGGGAAAACACCGATTCGGACCATACGTGCGGGTAGTTGCCCCGCACATTGTCGCGCCGCTGCGGTTGCTCCAACCATGCGTAGCCGGTCGCGTTGAGTGTGTATCCGTTGCGGGCCTGCCACCATTCGCCATCGCGCCATTCTCCGTCCCGGCCGTAGGCGTCAAGCGCGGCATCCAGCGCATCGACCTCTTTCTCCCGTCGCGCCAGCTCTACCGATGCATCCAGAAGAAATGCCATTTCCTTCCGTACTGCACCTGGCCGGGATACGTACACCTGCGCATCAAAAATACTTCCGCCCGCCAGCCTGGTAATCGCGCCAGCTTCCGCAGCCACGGCGGTCAGCGAATCCACAGGTGCCCGAAGCAGCAGCACAAAATGACCATTGGCCTGAATCTCGTCACGTTGATAGCCCGGCGCCGGCGACACGACACCGTATGCCTGGCCGGCCCGAACTCGCCCATCGAGGGCACGGGGTACCACCGGCGTAGCTCCCCGCGAGAGGGTATGTAGCGGTCCTTCCACCCACTGCACATTGTTCATGCCGAACGCGAAATCCAGGTCCACGCCGGTCTTACGCTCGATCGCATGCACCAGCCCACCGATCGCTGTGATTGCTGGCCAGCCAACTGCGAGCATGCCGGCCGCAACGCTCATGCGCTCGACGCGGCCTTGCAAGGCGACGACAGCCTCTTCCCACACACCCCTGCCGCGCACCTGCGCCACGCCGCGCCGCAGAAGGCGCACCGCACCGTTCTGCAACAGCAGCGCCTCGCCGTGGTTGCTCAGCGCGGCGGGGACCGGCTGGACCTTCCACCGGATGCTGGGGAGATCGCGCTCTGACAGACGTTTGTAAAGCTCATGCACCAGCCCCATGCTGGGCACCGGTGTAGTCGAGACGTACTCATCCAGCCGCCAATCCCCGACTGGCAGCAGAAGCTGCTTGATGCCGGGATCAGCGATGCGCGGTAGTTCCGGCACCAGCAGCGCGGCGCCGGCCTGCGCCTCAGCCTCAGCACGTTCGCTCGCCATGTCTGCGGCGTTGTTGGGGATAGCCCACAGCTCGCGCCGCAGCGCCGTCGTTGCCGACGTCACGACATCCCGTTCCGGTGCGAGGATGCGCGCCCGGAGGCCCGGCTGCTTCAACCGGGCATTGAACATCTTGGGGTTGTGCGTGCCGATCATTCGCTGTAGCCGGCAACCCAGCCCTCCGAAAGCATCAAGCCGGCCATCCGGCACAGCTCCGGCTCGACTTCCGGCAACTGCATGTAGAGCGCTCCCACAGTAGCGGGATCAGTTCCCTCGCCGTACATGATCGTCAGCCGGTTGTCCTCGTGGAAGCTCACCTTCGCGGCGAACTCTCCGTTCTCGTAGCCCACATCAACAGAAAAGGCGCCGGCGTTCTCACCGCCGTCCACCTTGTACGTCGTGATCGCTTCGCGGATCGCGTGGGCCAACTGTGCCGCCTGGATGCTGTTGGCGTTGGCGATCTGGCCTGCGATGAAATCGCCGGCGGCGGACTGGAATTCGCTCTCACGGTTCATGGCTCGGTCTCACTTTGTGCAGCCACCCCGCCTATCGGGGTGGTCTGAGGTCGTCTCCGACCGTGGAATTTACAATACGCACATTGTGCGTATTGTTCAACTACCGTTCGTCGGAACGTTCAACCGAATTGCTGGAGAGCGGCTGCTGGTGTAGAGGGCCGGATCACGACGAGCCTTGCGGGCGTCACCGCTACAGGGGAGGAGCGGCCGGCAGTGCGGCGTCACAGGGGGGAGGACACCGCGCGGGCATCTTCGGCGCCACGGATCGCAAATCCTGCGACGGGCAACGCGCGGCCGATCTACTACGGGTGGTAGCGGCCAAGCGCAACGTGTAGCAGCTCGTGGCCGAGCGTCAGGGTCGCGGCGTCATCGACGCGGGCCGGCGGCAGTGTGTAGATCACCGTTCGCCCCGTTCCATCGACACCCGCGAAGCCGTGGAGCTTGTCACCCTCCGCGAGCGGCATGCCGGCGGCGACGTAGACCCGGCGCAGCTCGTCACGGTCCACAACGTGCCATTCGATGGCCGGCAGCTGGTACACCTGCCCCGGCTGCGGCGCCGGGTCGATCCCCGGCGCGCAGCCTGCCAGCCCGGCGGCGAGCGCCAGGCCAATGTAGTGCTTCATCGTGGTCACTCCTCGATGGACAGAACGGTCAGGGACTGCCTGCCCCAAGGGCTCGCGCCGCCCTCTGGTTTGGCATAGGGCCAGCCGGTGACGCCTTCCAGTCGCACGCGGTAGTTGAAGGTGGACGCGGTGCCGGCGGTGTTGTCGGTGAAGGTGCTCGAGCCTCCGATGCTGAACGAATACGAGTAGCCGACACCCGCCTCGTACTCGATGAGAGTCTTGCTGCCGACAAGCGCACGCCGCGAGACCTCGACCCAGGCACCGCCGCCGATGCTGCGCTCCAGGACCATCGTGGCGTTCAACGTCCCGTCGCCGCCTTGGTTGGTCTGGGTGATGAAGAAGTTGGCGTAGCTGAGGCTGTAGGTCACCGTCTTTGCGCCGCCGTTCGTGCCGAACTGCCCGGTTTCAACTACGGCGTTCGACCCAACTTGCGTGGACTGCGCGCCGTTGCGCAGCACGCCGGCCGAAAGCGACCCGCCGAAGTAGGCGTTGCCCTGGTCGTCCTCCCAGCTCGTCGCGTTGGCCTTCGTACACGCCGCGGCGCCGATGTTCGGCCCGAACCACTTCATCAGCCCCTGCCCGGCCACGCCGAACCGGTTGCCGATGATCGTCTGGCTGTTGCCCTTCCAGATTCGGATGTAGCCGTCCTGGATCTCCATGCCGTCGGCACCTGCCGGCGACAGCAGGCGGAACACATGCGCCATCACGTTGAACTCGGCGACGATGCCGTTGTTGATCGACTGCACGCCGCTGATGACGTTGCCGGCGGTCAGGTAGACGCCCCAGGTGGCTTTCGCCTGGGTGATGCCCTGCTCGTTCACGGCCACACGCGCATCCAGCGCGGTGGTTGCGCTGGCGTTAGCGGTGGTCCTGCCGTCCAGCGTGGTGATGGACGACTGCACGCTCACCAGCTGCTGCGAGTGCGACGTGAGCGTGTTGCCCTGGCTGGTCTGCGTCGTCTGCAGGTTGCTGATCGCCGTGCCTTGGGCGGTCTGCGTGCCCTCGACGTTGCTGACGCGGCCGGTGAGCACCGTCACGCGCTGCGCTTCGGTCGTCACCCGTCCATCCACCAGGTCCACCCGCGTGTTCGTCTGGACCAGGGCCGTCGCGGTGGCGCCGGCCAGCACTCCGGCCTCCTTCGCCAACTCGCGGTTGTTGGCGTCGATGGCGTTGAGCACTTCCTGGCGCAGGCCGTACACCGCCAGCCACTTCTCCCGCCACTTCGCCGCGGTGCTGATGCTGATGCTTGCCGACAACGTGGTGCGGACCGGCAGCGGCCGAGGCCGGATGACAGCCGCGCGCGTGGGCTTGGCGACCAGGCGCATTTGCACCGGCATGGGCCGCGGCCGGATCGTCGCCGGGTACGCAATGCTCGGGCTCGCGTGCAGGTCGAAGGACGACACCGCCGGCGCCGGCACGATCTGCGCGGTGGCGCTGGGCGACGCGGCCAGGCCAAATTCCACCGTCGCCGGCGCCGCGTCTGCGCTCGCCCAGGCGCTGGGCGCGGCCGACAGCCCGAACGTGACCGGCATCGGGGCAATGCCCGTGTTCGCGGTCGGCGAAGCGGCCATCCCGAACGCCACCGCGATGGGCGCAACGGTAGCCACCGCGACCGCCGCGACCTTGGCTGCCAGCGTGATCGAGACCGGCATCGGCGCCGCCGTGAGGTCCGAGAACGCCGGCCCCGGGGCATCGGCCGTCAGCACCTGCCCGCCGCCGGTCAGCAGCCGGCGGCCGTCGCCGGTCAGCAGGTACTTCGTCATGCGGGCCAGCCCTCCGTTACGTCATATGCCAGCGCAGCCGACAGGTCGGGCAGCGCGTCGATGGCTTCGTGATGCGCGCGCTCGGCCGAGAAGCAGGCTTGAACGTGCGCGGTGATCGCCGCGGCGATGCCCTGCAGCTCTGCCCCGGTGAGGTAGACCCACCCGCTGTCGGCCTTGAAGTCCACGCCGTCCACTTCCGCGACCTGCATTGCCGCCATGACGGAGGCGATGCGGTTCTGGTCCTGCAGCGCAGTGGCCACGCGCACGCCGCCCAGCGTCAGCCCGCCAGTTTCACGCGCCCAGCGGTGGGCTGTGGCTGCCGCACGCAGCTTTTCCTTAACCGCGGCCAAGTCGATGACGGGAAGCGGCTCCTGCAACCACTCGCCACGCCACACCACCCGGCAGCCGGCGTCAGCGGCCGGCGGCGCGGTCGGCGTGCAGCGCGCGGGCAGCGGGCCGTCCTCGGCGCAGTCCACCGCACCGGCCGGGGCGCCGGTCTCGTCCCACAGATAGAAGGTTTTCATGCCTTGATGTACCCCGTGATCCCCGCTCCGATACCCGCGAGCGATGGCGTGATGAACTGCGTCCCGGAGTCGTAGCTGTACTCCGGCAACGAGCGGAACTGCGCGCCGTTGCCCACTGCTACAGCGAGGGAGTCCTCAACCGCGAATGCAGCGGTGGCGCCTGTCAGAGCCGCCGCGATGGCGGTCCAACTTGCGCCAGCGTCGAACGTGCAGTAGCTGGTGCCCGAGCTGGCGACGAGTACGGCGGCAAAGAGCGATGTACGGACGATGCCACCGGGCGCATTGGTCACGCCGGAAAGGGTCGAGGTCGTCCACGTCACCCCCGCATCGATCGTTCGCAGGATTACGCCCGCGCTGGATGCGACTACAGCGCGCGCCTCGTCGAACGCGCACGATCCGCTCACATTGTTGAAGGTCGGGATCGTAATGGCCGTCCAGGTAGCGCCACCGTCCGTCGTGCGCGCGGCCGTGCTGCTGCTCGAAAACGCCACCGCGACGCTGGCGCTGAATCGCACCGTGCGGCGTGCGTCTGCCATTGCGGCAGTGCCGGCGCCGAACGTGGCGCCTCCGTCCGTACTGATCCGGCCCGTGCTGGAAGCTCCGCCCAGATGGATGCGGGAGGCGTTGAATACCGTGATCGTCCTGAGCGTGTTCGTCGTGCCACTGGAAATCGCCACCCAAGTGGCGCCGCCGTCGGTGGTGCGAAGAACAACGCCGCTGAGCCCGCACGCGATGGCAACACTGCTGGAAACGCGCGCGACCGCGAGCAGGTTGCCGGCGACGGTGATCTGAGTCCAGTTCACACCACCGTCGGTGGTGCGCCACACCACGTTGTTGCCCACAGCAACGGCGACGCGCTCGGTGATCCAGCACGCATCGTTGATCGCAGTGCTGATGCCTGCGGCTGGCGTCTGCGCCGTCCAGTTTCGGCCCGGCGGCACGTCGCCGATCAGCCCCACCAGCCCATACAGGGCCGGGTATGCCGATTGGCTGTAGACGGTACCCAGGCGCAGCCAGCCGGCGCCCGGATTGCGGGCCGAGACGAGCGTATCGCCGGTCTGCGCGCCGGAGCCGGCCATCGCCAAGATGGCGGCAATGGTGGTGCGCAGCGTGGAGCCCTCGCCCGTGCCGCGCTGGACCGCGACCACATCGGCCCCGGTCAGCGTCCCGGCGGCGGGCAGCCCGTTGAAGTCGGTGCCCATGTCGGCCATATCAGTCCACCGTCACGTTGATGGTTTCGGGGTCGAACTTCGGCGCGATGCCCGGCGAGACCGCCAGCGAGGCCGGGTCATCGAAGGCGCCATGCCACAGCAGCTTTCCAGCGCCGGCTGCGGCCGTGCCGATGCCGATGTGGGTGATCGTGCTGGCGCCCGACGTGCAGGCCGGGAACTGCACCGCCGCGGTGTTCGAAGCGACGTTGCCGGTCACCGTCCAGCCGCCGGCGGTGCGCGCGACGCCGACGCGGGCATAGCCGCCATAGGCGGTCTCGCTCGTGCCCTGGTTGCCACCTTCGCCCGGGTCGGCGGTGTGCAGGCTCACGTACAGCGAGCCGGCGGCAGCGGAGCCCAGCAGGCCGGCGGTGTCGCCCAGGCCGGCAAAGGCGGTGTTGTTGAACAGCAGGGCCAGCAGGCCGTTTTCGAGGGTGTCGGTGGCTGCGGTCATTTCGCTTCCTGGAGGGTGAGGGTGTAGGAGTTGCCGACGACAAGCTGCGATGCAGTCTCGGCCGGGAGATGAAGGTGGAAGGGGAGACCGGTCGCGCCGGGCAGCGGGCCGAACTGGAGAAGGATCTGGCCCGGCGTCGCGGCCAGCTCCGACTTGCCGCTGAGGGTCATCGGGATGCGGATGCCTTTCATCGTTTCCTCGTGCAAAGAAAAGGCCCGCTTGCGCGGGCCTCGGTTGGTTACTTGATGTAGGTGAAGCCGCTGGTGTCGTTCCATGGCACTGGGTCGTCCAGTGTGCCGAGGTACGCGGTCAGGTCGTCCAGCGCCGCCTTGTAGGCGTCGAACTGCTCCATGGCTTCGGACAGCTCCGCCTCCGCCCTGATCCCCGGTAGCTCCGTGAGCAGGGTTTCGTAGTCGATGATGAGCTGCGGCTTCTCGTCGGCGGAGATGATCGAGTCCGACAGGATCGTGTTGATGCGGCTCTGTGCGGCGTTCACGGCCTCCTGCCGCGCCGCGCGCTCCGCCTCGATCTCGGTCTGCCGCTGCTGCGCCTCGGCGGCGATCTGGTTGGCGCGGTCCTGCGCCTCCTTCGCGTCGCCTTCCATCCGGAGGCGGTTGGCTTCATCGATCTGGCGCTGCAACTCGATCAAGTCCTCGTCCGACGCGATGACCTTGGGCGCCGCTTCCACCGTGGCGCCGACGCCGAGCACGCCGCGGACCGATGGCGTCACGGAGAACCACTTCGCCTCCGTCTCCGCGTTGCTGTACAGGTAGCGGGTCGCCTCCACCTGCGCCAGCTCGGCGAAAGGCCCATCCTTGGACCCGCCCACCCCCACCACGTACACGGCGCCCGAGAGCGGCACCGGCGCCCACTCCAGCAGCACGCCATCGACTACGGGCGTCGCCGTCAGGCCGGACAGCACCGGCGGCTGCGGCGGCGCGTAGACCTGCACCAGCCAAGGAGCGAAGCGGGCAGCCGGCGGGGTCTGGGCGGGGAGTGCTCCCGCGCCCAGGTCGATCAGAGTTACGAGTCGCACGGACTACCTCGCGTTGAGTGATGCGTTGAGGGATTCGCGCTTCTGCACCGACACGCCGCCCTGGGTGACCGCCACCAGCTTCTGCAGCAATTCCTTCTGCTCGCGCAGGAGCTGGTTTTGCTCCTCCAGCTTGGCGTTGGTCTGCTGCTGCTCTTCCTTGCTGCCGGCGGCGACCTCGAAGATGGCCTTCCCGAAGTGCTCCGGTAGCGCCTCGATGGCATCGGCCAGCTGCCCCATGGAGGTTCCATCCTCCATGTCCAGGTCGCCGATCTTCATGCCGTCGATCATCGACGTGACGCGGCCGTACAGGTCGTTGTAGTCCTTCCCGCTGGCGTACAGATTCCGGCCGAAGCCGAGCGCCGCCTGTGCCGCCTGCTGCGCCGCCTGGCTATCCCCCTTGGCCGTGGCGTCCGCCAGAGCCTGCATCGCCTCGGTGAGCTTCTCCTGGTCCGTCAGCGGCGATAGATCGCTGATCGACAAGCCGTACTTGATGTTCTTCTTGTCGGCCTCGATCTGCGCCTGCAGCTTGCCCATCTGGACCGCGCGCAGTTCCTCGATCTTCGCCAAGTCCTCCGCCCTGGCGCCGGACAACCCGAGCGCCTTGGCGTAGTCGTTGGCCGATTTCACCTGCTGGCGATACGTCCGCTCGATGTTCAACGCCTGCTGCTGGTAGCCCGACAAGTCCGCCGTCATCACCTGCGTGGCGATGTCCGCCATCAGGGTGCCGTAGGACTTCGCCGTCCCGGCCAGGCGCGAGTAGGCCGCCGCCAACTGCTCGTCCGCCGCCTGCATGCGCTCCACGTAGTCGGTCAGGGCGGACAGCCCGATCCCGGTCCACAGGTCAAGGCCGTTCCGTGCGTCCACCGCCGCGGTGACGAAGAAGTTCGCTCCCTCCTCCAGCAGCTCCGCCGACTTGCGCCAGTCCTCGGCGATCCGGCTGGCCTGGCCGTCGATCTTCCCGACCGCGGCGATGGCCTGCTCCGCCGCGAGCCGCTTCTGGAAGGTCTCGGCGTCCTCGTCGTAGCTCTTTCCCAGGACAGTCGAGCGCGAACCGGTGACGTTGCCCTTCCGGTCGTAGGTCTGCGAGAACGAGCCGCCCACCAGGGCCGCGGCGTCCTGCCGCAACGTCACGCCCAGCTGCTTGGCATACGCGGCCAACACCTCGTGCATACCGGCGGCGGCGTCGCGGGCTTCCTGCCCTGGGTCCACGTCGATGGTCCGACGCTTCTTGCCACCGAACAACGCCTTCTGCCGGCTCTGCTCGGCCGTGGCCGACGCGACACCGCCGGCCTCGCTCACGTCGATGGTCTGCTGACTGCTGTCGGTCTTGTACTTCGTGCCGAACACCTTGCCGCCGCTGATCTTGTCCACGACAGCCAGGGCCGCCAGTGCCCAGCCCACGACCGGCACCCACGACGCGGCACCGATGGCACCCATTGCGCCGGTCGCGCCGGCCGCAGCACCAGCACCGATACCGCCGATGCCTGCACCCGTTCCGATAGCACCCAGACCGCCGGCGATGGCGCCGCCGACACCCACGCCCAGCGCGCCATAGGACGCGCCGGCGAGGACGCTGGACAGTCCGCCACTACCCCGCTGCGTGAGCCCGTAGTAAGCGCCCATGAGCCCCAGCGCGGCACTGGCATACGGCATGCCGCCAGCGAACTCACCGGTCAACAGCGATTTGCTGGGCATGCCGAAACCGCCCATCCCGAAGCCACCACCGCCCGACGCTCCAGTGCCGCCCAGCCCACCGAAGCCGTACATCTGGCCCTGGAACCCACCGAAGCCGGCCACGTTGTTGCCGAAGCCGCCGATGGAGCCGGCCGCGGCCCCGATGCTGGAGCCCACGCCCAGGCCGCCGATACCGGCCCGCTGCGCGCCCTGCACGATGCCGCCGGCAATGGTCGAGCCCAAGCCGCCGAAGTTCGTGCCGGACGCGGCGAAGCCCTGCCCCGAGAGCATGCCCTGGATGGCCTTCTGGATCGGGTTCACGAACTGCTGCTGCAGCGCCGTGCGCACCACATCCCACCATCCCCGCTTGAACACGTCCTTCAACTCGGAGAAGAAGTCCTTCGCGTTCTTGATCTGGCCCGCGAACACGTCGGCGAAGGTGTCGGCCACGCCGCCGGCCGCGTCCACCGCGACCTGCTGCCAGTCCTCGGCCGCGCGCGCCGCTTCCTCCATCTCCATCGACACGCCGGCCAGTGCCCGAGCCCGCGCGATCAGGAGGGCGATTTCGTCCTCGCTGAACTTGGCGCCGGCCTCCATCGCGCGATTGATTTCCTCGCGCATGTCAGACTCGTTCATCAGCTGCCGGCGGTACAGCTCACGCGCCGGCCCGGCCATGCCAAGCAGTTGCAGCTCCTGTTCCATGCTCGTCAACAGCGCCTGCGGTGCACGCTGGGCGCGCTCCACTTCGGCGGCAACCTTGGCGTACTCCTTCGCGCTCTGCGCCATCAGCACGCCCGCGTCGGCCTGCAGGATGTTCCCCTTGCCCATGACCTCGTTGAGTTCGGCCATGCGCTGCGTGTGCTTCGCCATCGCCTCGTCCAGCGGCCCTGACATAGTGCCTGCAGCGATGGCCGCTTCGGCGGAGTACTTCTTGATCTGCTCCTGCTGCTTTTTCAATGCTGCCTGAGCGGCCTTGAGCTTGCGCTCCTCCTCGGGCGACAGCACCTTGGGCAACGGCTTGTTACCGTCTTTGAACATCGAATCCGGTAGAGCCTGTCCGTTGTCGATGATCTTGACGCCGGCGGCTCGCTCCATCAGTTCTGCGTAGCGCATCTGCGCTTCAACTGCTGCCAGGCGATTTCGCTTGTCCTGCAGAAGCTGCGCTTCCTGCGCCTTGGAAAGGCCAAAAGAGGGAGTTAGTCCGGCCTCGTCGTTGGCGATGCTCTCCTGAAGCCGCATCTGTTCCTGCAACAGGCCCTGATACGACTTCTGATCGATTGGCTTTCGAGCTTGGGACAGAATTCCCCACAGCCCCCCGACCATTGCCGTCGCCTCGGCAGCGAACGCGGCGATATTTACCAAGCCCTCGCCGAATGCCGCAAGTCCATCTTTCGTTGATGGGTCTCCGAGCAGATCCGTCAGATTATTAACTGCTGCAGTAAGCCCCTTTATCCCTTCGCCGCCGGTGTCCCCGGTAAGTACGTCATTGAGCTGGTTCTTCAGCCCTACCAAAGCGCCGCCGAACGTATCCCGCGCTGCCTGAGCAGCGCCGTCGTAGGACTCCGCCATCACATCGAGCACGATCTTTTGCGATTCGGCCAAGCGCCCGGTTTCCTCCAGGCGCTTCATCACTCGCTTCTGAGATTCCTCGAACTTGAATCCCTGCTTGGTAAGTGCCGTCACGCCTTCCGACGGCTTTTCCAGAGCTTTGCCGATAGTCTCTGCGGACTGCTCAATGTTCTCGCCGAGTCGCACAGATTGGTCAATCGCCATTTGCAGCGCGCGCGGAAACTGCTCACCAACGATGCTCGAATACGAAAGCAGCCGAGTCTGTGCATTGGTGATTTCGCCCGCGCTATGCGTCGTCGTTTTAGCCAGCATGTCTGCCATTTTGTTCAGCTGCATGCTGTTGAAGCCCGCAGCCTCACCCGTAGATCTGAGTACCGCTTCGAGTTGCGCCTGCTCTTTCTGCGCGTCGATGGTATTTCGGATAAAGGTGGCGAACACGGCGCCAGCGGAGAGCCCAACAGCCAAGCCGCCAAAGCTCCCCATGACGCTGGTAGCCATGCGATTTACACGAGCCTCGATCTGCCTCATTGCCTTATCGGCATCGCGTGCGGCTTTACCCATATCGGACTGGAAACTGCCAGTCTTGGCGAGCAGATCGACGGTTAGCGTATAGAGGCTCATGAAATACCCGCATAAAAAAAAGCCCCGCATCGCGGGGCTCTGTTTGAAATTCAGCATCTACCTACTTCGCAGTGCTGCCATTACTGCTTTGTGTTGCGCTCTCGCCTGGGCAATACGTGCAAGAACGCCAGCCATCAGGCCGAGACCGACAAATCCAACGCCCATGGTCGCCTGCGTGAGGCCGAAAAATCCGACAAGTCCGCAGATCAACGCCACGATCACGAAGAATGCAGCCAAAGCGGAACCACCGCTGGGTGGCGGTGCCTCGCCGTACACGTCTTTTTTGAACTCCTTGATTCCCTCGAGCATGTCCCCCTCCTTTCCATTGGTGGGGCGATGGTGCCACCTACCCAGGCACTTCCTCAAACTCCAGGTAGCCCGAGAAGTACCGCCCGCTCACGTTCTCCACGCTCCAGGTGTTCGACGCCGCGCCGTAGATCGCCGACCGCGCGGCCAGCGCCGGATCGATGGGACCGCCCTTCGTCCGGCTGTACTCCGGCACGATGCAGCCCCGGCCGCGCCCCTGCAGCATCAGCACCACCGCATCCCAATCCGTGCCGCCCAAGCCGGCGCCGTGCGCCACGTCGGTGGACCGTGCCGACAGGTTGCCGGTGAAGCGGCGGTAGCGCGGCCCCTCCACGGTGTTGAGCTGCGCGCCCTTCGTGCGCGTGTGGACGCTGGTGTCGATGGTGGCCACCGCCCAGCCGTCGGCGATGCCCACGTCCACCGCGCGCAGGACTGCGATCTCGCCCACTTCCACAGTCGCCGCGGTGGTGTCGATGCCCACCGACACGGACGACACCGATGCGGCGCCGGTCGGGAACAGCCAGGCGCACACCGATCCATCGGGGAGACGCACGGTCGTGCCGCTGGCGCCGGCCGCCGAGATCGGCACACCCGGCGGCAGGGACAGGCCCAGCAAGGCGACGATGCGCGGCGCGATGGTGTCGGCGAAGGTGATGTTGATCGACAGCGCGCCGGTCCTGGCGATGCGCGAGCGCCGCGCCGGCTTGCCGTCGAACAGCGCGGCGCCGGCGTCGGCGGTCAGCCATGCACCCCCAACCAGCGCCACCGACTGCACAGCCGGCATTCCGTATCCGATCAGCATTTCAGCCCCACACGTTGAGCACCACGTCCCCCGTGGCCGGGTTGCGCTCTACGCTGCGCACGAGCACGTTCTTGCCGGCCGCCAGGCCGTATCGCGGGTAGGTGATGCGCCCCACCTGCCCAGGCTGCGGCGCCAGCGCCTGGTCGCCGCGGATCGTCAGTACGTAGAAGTGCCGCATCACTGCGTACAGCCCCACGATCCGGTCGGCCTCGGCCTGCGCATCCGCCTGCCGCCAGAACAGCGAGACGAACGGCGCGGCCACGTCCGCATGCCGGTAGTGCGGGTGCAGTGGGCCGGCGGCGTACACCTGCCCCCGGAACAGCGCCGTCAGCTCGTCGCGGCGAGCCTGCGGCACGTCCACCACGTCGGTGACGAGATCGCCCGCGCCGAGCGCCTGGGCGTTCGGGCGGTAGGCGAACCGGCGGGTCAGGTTCGGCGCGTCGTCCGGCAGCGCGATCAGATCCTCGGCCAGGAAGTCGGCGATGACCTCGAACGCCGGCACCGCCACCGACTCAGGCGCAACCACCCGGGCCACGCGCAGCACGCCGTCCGGCGCCTGGTACATGCCGGCGCCATAGCTCGGCAGGATCGCTCCCAGCGCCGCACGCGCTGTTACAGCGTCGCGGGAGTAGTACCCCACCCCGCCGTAGCCGGTCGCCGTGTCGATGCCGCTGGCGTCGCCTGCGGCCCATGCCGCCTTGCCGAGCCGGCCGAACACATCGCCCAGGGCCTGCCGCAGCGTCGCCGGCTGCTGCCCGGCCCCGATGCTGGACACGTCGGCGACCACCGGGCCGACCGGCGGCGACTGCATCAACAGCTGCTGCCCGCCCGGCGCGAGCTGGAACGTGCCCGGCTCCATCAGGTCGCCGCGGTCCATCACCGCCGACACGCTCACCGGGCCATCGGCCAGGAACAGCGCCGAGCCATCCGAGTTGGCGCCCAGCGCCGGCACGCTCGCCACCGCGCCGATCACCACCGGCTGCGCACTCCAGGCCAGGCCCGGGATGTTCGGGAGGAACACCGCGCGAGTGATCGGGTCGTCCAGGTCCGCGTGCGCGTCCAGCAGGGCCAGCCGCTTGTCGCCGTCGCCGGCGATCTCCACGCGATCGATCACGAACCGGCCCACCTCCACGGTGTCGGCGAGCATGCCGCCCGCCGGCCCCTGCCGGATGGAGACCGGCTGCCCAGCGCCGCCGGACAGCGCGAGGTCATCCAGCAGCCCATCGGCGTCGTGGACGAGGCAGTCCGCCACGGTCGTCTGCGTGGCGCTGCCACCCCAGACCCAGAAGTCGAGCGCCGACATGATGGTCACGCCCTCGGCCAGCAAGCCTTCGTAGCGGGCGTTGGCCGGGGTGTCGCCCGGCGCGGTCAGGAAGTCCGCATCGGCGATGCCCGGCGCTGCGGTGGAGGTACGGCGCAGGGGCCAGCCCGCCGCCGCCGCCGGCCCACTGGCGACCCACTGCCCGGCGTTGACCGCAAGCACCAGGCCGCCCGCCTTGCTCGCGCCCAGCGACGCGGCGAAGTACAGAGGGCCGGCGAGCGCCGCCGAACCGCTGTGCACCAGCGTGCCATTACGGTAAAGCCGCACCGTGTTGGGCGTGCCGATGACCAGCTCCACGCCCACCATGTCGCCCTTGAGCACCAGCGGCAGGCCGGAGGCCACCGTGGCGCCGCCCACGCGCAACGTGCCGGCGCCCAGGTTCCAGCCGATGCCACCGGCCGAGCCCAGCACCGCCGACAGCGACGCGCCGGCGTTGACCACGCCCACAACCGCCTGCAGGGCATCGTCACCCCATACGGCGAACTCCACCCCCACCGTGCCGGCGTCCTGGGGAATGTCCGACCGCGCCGTGCGGTTGATGTCGGCCGCCGCCGTGGTGGTCAGGGTCAGGCCGCTATCGCGCGCGGACAGCGCCGGGCCGATAGGAACGGCGGCGAACCGCCCGAAGGTCTCGCTCATAGGGAATCGAACCATGCCTGCGCGTCGTCCTCGTCCAGGACGGGCACCAGCGAGTTGAGGTAATCGGCCAGCTGGCGTTTGGTGCCGGCCGGGCTGTGTGCGGCGACGGTGTAGGCCACAAGCGCGGCGGGCTTCTGGTGCAGGCTCACCGGGTCAATGGGGTTCCGCTTGTGGAACTCCCACATCTCCAGGAACTGGCGCCGCGACATCGTGGCGCGCAGCTCGTGGACGGGCCGGCGGTAGGTCACGGACAGGACGCACCAGAACCACTCCTCGCCCTTGCGGCTTAGGCGTTTCCCGCCTGCTCCGCTGCCGCGGTCGCCTTCTCGCCGAAGCCGGCGTGTTTCAGCGCCACGTCCTGGAACTTGGCCGCAACCGGCGGTTTCAGGCGCGCGGCGTCCTCCACCGTCATGATCGCCTTGCCATCGGCATCGCAGATGGTGGCCGCGATCAGCTTGGCGCGGTCGCCGTCGGCCCACAGCTTGCGGAACTCTGCGTCGGGCAGCTCACGTACGCAGAACTCGGCGGTCACGCCGGGGCTCAGTTCGATGGTGTCCGGACGCACGTCCGGCGAGGCGAACATGCCCAAGTCCTGAAACGTGTGCAGGAGGGACTTGGCGATTTCGGTCGCCGCCGGGGTGGTGGTGTCGTTGGTCTTGCTCATGGCCGTTTCCTTGTACTGGCGGCAGACCGTGCGGGCCGCGCACGGCGAACACGCGGAGGTTCCGCACGATCTGCCAAAGAGAAGGCCCGCCGAAGCGGGCCAGGTGCATGCCGTTGGGGTCGGTTACGGGCCGACCGGCGGGCGGTGCGTGGTGACGGCGCCGGAGCCGCGGATGGTGATGGTGGCCTTCCACACATCGTTGTCCTGGCTGGTGACGGCGAAGTTCTGCACGAAGCCGTCGAACTGCTTGGACAGGACCGTGGTGGGCGGCGTGATGACGCCACCGACGGCCTCCGGTTTCGCCACGCCCGCGGTCTCGGACAGCGGCGCGGTGACCAGCCAGTTCACGACGGCGCCGGTGTTGTGCAGCTCCTCCAGCTTCTCGTGGTCCACCGAGTCGTAGATGATTTCGATGCTGGTGCTGCCGGTCTGCTTACGGCCGGCGACGAACTGATCCCAATCGTCGTCGTAGTCGGAGATGTCGATCTCCGACGCCTGACCATCGGGGAAGCCGACCGAGCGCAGGCGAGTCACCTTGATGACCTCGGCCGCGGCGACGGCGACGAACAGCTGGGAGTGCTTGGACTTGATGACCTGTCCCATAGGGATTTCCTTGTGTTGTGCCCGTCGCCGGGCATGAAAAAAGCCCCTTGCGGGGCCGATGGGTTGCCGTTGTTGATGGGCTATCGCAGTTGCAGCAGCCGCGCGTCGAACGAGATGCCGTAGGCGCCCGTCTCGTCGTCGTCCGGCGGCGGGTTGTAGGACTCGATACTCCCGCGCAGCTCGATCTCGTCGCGGATCGCCACGGCGGCCGCGTTGGCTTCCGACAGCGTTTCGCCCCAGACGGTGAGCCGCACCCGCCAGCCATCGGCCGGGGGCGGGTCGGACAGCTGGGCCGACGGCGAGCCGTGGACCGTCGCCCAGGTGACATAGGGCATGGGCGTGTCGGCGGGCGCGGTGCCCGGAAACGCCCGCACCGGATCGCCCAGCTGCGCGCGCACGGCGGGCGAGTCCTGCAGGATGCTCTGGATCAGGGGAACCATCATCGCCAGCCGGTCTCCTTGGTGTACTTGTCGATGGCCTTCCACGTAGCGTCGATCACGACCTGCGCCGCTTCCGGCCCCTTCACCTCGCCGGCCGGCGTCAGGAACGGTTCGGCGGCCATCTTCTTGGTGCCGAACTCCTTGAAGCGCCAGTAGTACACGTCGCTTGCCGGGCGGTAGCTCTTGCCGACGCGGCGCATCCGCTGGTTGCGCTTGGTGTTGGCGTACTTCCGCCGCTGGCCGAGCATCACGCCGACGGTGTAGTACTCCCCACCGTCACCCACGCCCGCCTTGCGCCGGCTCCTAGCGTTCGCGCGACGGGTAACGATCTGGCGCGCCATCGCGCCGGACGCCTTGGGAGCCCGGCGCCGCGCCTCGTCCCGGATCAGGTTTCCGCCGGCACGCATGCCCGCCTGCAGCGGCTTGCCCTGGACAGCCTTCGGCAGGCCGCGCAGCGATTTCAGCAGGCCATCCAGCCCCTTGATCTCGATGCGTTCAGCCATCGGACACTCCCGCAATGGCGATGATCGCCAACTCGCTCCGGTCGTTGCTCGGAGCAATGCTCTTGATGTCGAAGTGCCGCCCACGCACCACGATCCGCCACTGCGGATCGACCTCGCGCGGCCGGATGTCGATGCGCACCTGTTCCCGGTAGCGGTCAGCGCCCGCGGCCACCGCCTCAGTCGTCGCGGCCAGGTTGTTGGTCACCTTGGCCCAGACGGAAGCCACCTCGGACCATTGGGGCTTTCCAGCGCCGCCGAGCGGGTCACGCTCCACGGTCTTGCGCTCGAACCGGATACGGGTTTGCAGGTCGCCGTCGTGCAGCGTCACGGCATCATCCTCCGTCGGTAATGGCGCAGGAACGACTTGGCGCCCTGGGGAAGCTCAACCGCGGGCGCCCCGACAACCACGTCCGAGCGGTTCGCGTACAGGTGGCCTACCGTCAGCAGGATGGCCGTGACGATGCTCGGATTCACGACAATGCCGTGGATGCACGCGCCGGCTTCCGCCATCGCTTCCTCATAGGCCAGCTCGGCCATGCGGATGGCGGCCGTCCTCTCGTCCCGATCCTCGATGAAGGTGGCCGCTGCCAGCGCCTCGGTGCGCGCCGTGGCCGCAGCCCGGACGGCGGCAGGGTATGCCGACCGCGCCGCCGCCAGCGCCGCAGCCGTCTCGTAGATGCGGCGATTGAGATACGCCTGGGCGGCATCGACCGCGCCGTCGATGGCCGTCTGCAACTGCTCCGCCGGATAGTCGGCCTCGACTCGCACCTGCGAGCGGGCCTGTGCGAGCGAGACGATGGGCATATCAGTCCTTCTTGCCTTCGGCCAGCGCGGCGGCGAGCTTGTCCACGCCCCAACGCTTGTCGAACGTGATGCCGGCCGCTTCCAGCTTGGCGATCAGCTCCGCCTTCTCTTCCTGGTCGGAGCCTCCCGGGGACTTGCCGTCGGCCAGCGCGCCGGACGCGCGGGCGCCGGCTTCCAACTCGGGCGGGCAGTCGTCGCCGGCCGCGAACTCGGTCGGGTAAATCTCGCCATCGCGCACGCCGCGAAAAGGCTTGGTCAGTTTGCTCATGACTTCTCCATGCAGGGAGGGCGGCCGAAGCCGCCCTCCCTTGGTTATCGACCTTCGACCCGGTTACGCGGCGATCTTCAGCGCGCGCATCGGCTCCGGGTTGTGGACGCCGCCGCCCACACGCTTGGTCGTGTAGAAGTGGACGTAGGGCTTGTTGGTGAACGGATCGCGCAGCACGCGCACGCTCTTGCGGTCGTACACGGTGTAGGTCTGCTTGAAGTCACCGAACAGCGCGGCGATGGCATTGGCCGCCACATCCGGGATCGCCGCCACGTCCTGCACCGGGAAGCCCAGCAGGGTGGACGGCTGGCCGGCGATCAACGACGGCTGCCACAGATAGTTGCCCTCGGCGTCCTTGAGCTTGCGCACCGCACCCATCGTCTTGCGGTTCATGGCGAAGCGGGCGTTCGCGGTGAAGGCCGACGGCAGGTCGTACACCAGGTCGATCAGGCCATCGCCGGTGATCGCCGCGGCCGCGCCGCTGTTGACCGCGTTGATGGCGCCGAACGGATGCTTCGCGGCATTGGTGCCGCCGGTAACGTAGGTCAGGATTCCGAACGGCTTGTTCACGCCGTTGCCGGCGAAGAAGCCCGCGCCTTCCTGCTTGGAGAACTCGGTATCCACCTCGCCGGCCAGCCACGCCTCCAGGTCGATCTCCGAGTCGTCCAACAGCTGCTGCGTGGCGCCCGGGTTGGCGTACAGCTCACCCCAACCGAAGCCCAGCGACTTGAACTTGGAGCCGGCGGTCTCCGGGCGGGGATCTTCTTCACCGACCCAGCCGGACGCGGTGCCGCCCATGTTGAACAGCTTGGTGTGGCCGGCACCCGAGCAGGGGACCACGTTTGCCAGCTGGCGCATGTCCGACAGGATGACCAGGCGGTCGGTGATGGTGCGGTCCCATTCGACCGGCGCCAGGTAACCGCCGTCGTCGGCCACGCCCTTGTTCATCGCCGCCTGCACTTCGCCCTTGCGGAAGTGGGCCAGGAACGCGCCGCTGTACTCCGCATCGGCCAGCGTGTCGCCGCCGGCCGCGCCGCCGCCCATCTGGATGGCTGCCAGCTGCGTGTTGGCGGCATCCACCGCGGCCTGCAGCCGGGTGATTTCGCTGTTGATGTTGTCCACTTTCAGCGCCTGGAGGGCGTCGGCGTTGCCCTTCTTGACCTCCTCCAGCTGCTGGTTGTGCTCGGCCTTGAAGTCGGCGAATGCCTTGTTCAGCGCCTCGACCAGGGCGTTCACGTCGGGCGGGTTGCCGCCGTCGGCGCGCACGGAAACGAGACCGCGGGTCACGCGGCCTTTCGTCATGTTGCTCATTGATTACCTCGCTTACGCTTTGATGGTGTTGAGCAGGCCCTGCAACAGGGCTGCCGTCTGGGTGTCGCCAGCGCACGGCGTGGCAGATTCGGCAGCGCGCGGCTTGCCGGAAAACAGGTCTTTCAGGAGGTCGCGACGGTCGGCGCGCGAGTAGCCGGCCTTCGTCAGGCTGGCCTCGACCATCGCCAGCGCCTTCGCCGGCGCCTTGGCCTTGTCGCGGCTCACCTTGGCCGGGGCCAAGCGCGAGTCCGCGAAGCCCTTGCTGATCGCGTCGTCCACCGACATGAACGTCTCGGCGTCCATCAGGGCCGCCACCTTCCCCGCGTCCATCCCGGAGCGGCTGGCGTAGACGGAGGCCATGTCCTGGTCCAGCGGCTCCAGCATCGCCATGGCCTTCGCCATGTCGTGCCGATTGCCGACGGCCACGCCCCATGCGTTGTGGATCATGATCCGCGAGTGGTCCGCCATCAGGATGCGGTCTCCGGCCATGGCGATCACCGACGCAGCGGATGCGGCCATGCTCAGGACGTGGACGGTCACCTCGCCGGCGTGCTGCCGCAGCAGGTTGTAGATGCCCAACCCCTCGAAGTAGTCGCCGCCGGGCGAGTTGATGTTGACGGTCACCGCGCGCGGGCCGATGGAGCGCAGCGCCGCGGCGATGGAGCGGGAGGTGATGCCCTGACCATCGATCCCCTGACCGATTCGGCCGTAGATGGAGATCGAGGTCGCAGGATCGGGCGCCGCCGCCTGCAATTCAGGCTGCCATGCGTCGATGGCGTCCTCGCGCACGTCGAACTGCATGCCGGCCAGACCGGCATCGGCGCGGATTTCAGGCAGATTCCGGAGGCTCATCGGGCTTTCCTTTCTGGGTCATCGGGTTGCGCAGCTCGTTGGTGCCGGGCTGCTCGGATTCGGGGTAGTCCAGCAGGTCGCGGACCTCGTTCTGGGTGTGCCACGGCGCAGTGCCGCCGGCGCCGAGTGCCTTGGCGAAGAAGTCGGCCTGATCCTTCAAGGTGCCGCGCATCAACGCCCGGACGTTGTACTTGGCCTGGTACTTCTCCAGCTCATCCTCATGCAGGAGCGTGCGCTCGACGGCCTGCTCCCAATTCGTGAAGTGCTCGAGCATCGTGAACTGAAGGAAGAAGATGCCGAGCTGCTCGATACCGCTGCCCCAACTCGTGTCGTCCATGAACAGCAACGGCCGCGGCACACCGTACAGGCGAGCCACCTCTCCCACCTGGGCGTTGCGGTTCTCGATGTGCTGCGCTTCCTGGGCGGTGCTGCCGAAAACGTTGGCCTTCGCGCCCTCCTCCAGCAACATGAACCGTCGGGCGCTGTTCTCGCCGGAGAACCCGGTGTCGAGCGATTCCCGCATGCGGTTGTAAGCGGGTTCGCTCAGAGCCTCCGGCACCTCGATGGAGCCGCCGGCCATGTTGCCGGTCTCGAAGATCCGGCTCGCCGCCCGCTCGGCGTCCATCGCCAAGCGAATCGCCCTGTCGGCCAGCTTCATGCGGGACAAACCGACCACACCGTCGATGGACAGATCACGCAGGTGGAATACCTCCTCCTGCTTCAGCACGATCTCGCCGCGCTTCTTCGAGTTGTAGCGATAGACCATCTTCCAGTCGTCGCCCAGCTCCGCGCGCACCGCAGTGCTGTCCAGCGGAATCAGGTGGATGGGCCGTCCGGCCGACCACACCACGCGCGCGTAGGCGTTGCCGTGGCGCTGCTTTGCCAACTCCATCTGCCGCTTGAACTCCAACGGCGTCTGCCAGGGGTTCGGCTTCCGCTTCAACAGCCGGTGGACTGGATGCTCCGAGGCGACACGCTTCTCCGGGCCGGCGGCGATCAGGTTGATGGGCAGCATGCCGACCGTGCCGCAGATCAGCGACACGCAGCGCAGGACGGCCATGTTCCGCAGCTGGAAGCTGTCGTGTGCGCCGCCCTGCCCGGCGCGGATGAACTCCAGCAGCGCCGGATCGTCCATGCCGGTGAACTGGCGAGACTCGGCGCGCACGGACTTGCTCTCCCCTTCGCCGCTCCAGATTCGCTCCAGCGCGCCGAGGGAGTCCTTGTTGAACCTGGACATGGGTTTCCTTATAGAAATCGGATTCCGCGCGTCTCGTACACGGAAGTGGCCGGGGTGAAGCTCGCGTGTGCCGCGCCGATAGCCATGCACAAGGCCACGGCAGGGTCGATCTTGTTGATGGACCGTTCCTTGGACAGCCAGCGGTTGTCCCACTTGTCGGTCTCGATCACCGCCGACATCAGCGCGGACACGAGGACCGGGTTCCTCTTCAACCGGATGCGACCCTCCAACAGCGCCTCCTCCAGCAGGTTGAGCGAGCCGGGCATCCACATGCCCTCCGGCGGCGGCTGCCGCGCGGCCTTGGCAGCCTCGACGGCGGCCTCCAGTGGCTTGCCCTTCTTCGTGCCGCCCTGCGGGTGCTCGGCGAAGGTCAAGGAAAGCCCAATCTGCCGGGCGTCATCCTCGAACCGGCGGAACACGTAGCGGTCATAGGCCACCAGCCCGATGGCGTAGTCCTGGTCGTAGTCGGCCAGCGTCTGCGCCACATGCCGGAAGCTGATCGTCTTGCCCTTCGGCGCGTGCAGGTGCCCGGCCTCGATCCACGTCCGGTAGGGCAGCTTGTCCTTCAACTCGCGTGCGTCCACCGTGTCGCCGGGCGTCCATGCCTCAATCCAAGCATCAAACGTCGGCTTCTCTACTACGCGCTCCTCGCCCTCCACCACGACGGTCACCGGCACGCTGCCGGTCTGGACAACGAACGCCGCGGCGGTCAGGTCGCGCACCTGCGAGAGGTCCAGCCCGCCGAATACCTGCTTCCCGTGATGCTCGGTGATGTCGAAGTCGGCCAGGGCCGGCTCCAACGTCGCGCGGGTCATCCATGCGGTTTCAGCGTCGGTCCAGACGCAGAAGTGCAGGCGCAGCACGCCATTCAACTGGCCGGGGATCGCCTTGGCCTGGTGAACAATGTCCCCCAGCGTCTCCTCTGTGATGGTGATCCCGAGCAACGGGTTCGCCTTGGCCCAGCACGACGGATCTTCCAGCGGGTCGTCGCCCTCATCGAGCGCGCACACGTAGCTGAAAGTGCGGTCGTCCAGCGGCTCGCCAACAAAGGTCGGATCGTTGACCGCCTCGGTGTGGCCGGCGGCCACCTTTACCGCGTGCTCATGCTCTTCCCAGCACACCGAATTCCGGTCGCTGCCGGAGTTGGTAATCATGAACAGCAGCGGTTGACGGCGGAACTTGAAGCCGCGCTCCAGCATCTCGATGGACTTGCGGTCCGGAAGCTCGTGCACCTCGTCGGCCAACACGAAATAGGGGCGCGGGCCGGAACCCGTCTTGCCCGTATCGCGCGACACCGGGCGGAAGAAGCTGCCGCTCTTGTGGTGCGCGATGTTGTACTCCTTGCCAGCGCCACCGGAGAACTCCAGTCGCTTCTCCAGCGCCTTGGACGCCTTCACCATCTTCACCGCATCCGCGAACAGGATGCCGGCCTGCTCCTTCTTTGCCGCCGCGGCGTAGATCTGCGCGCCGGCCTCGCCGTCCGAGGTCATGCCATACAGGCCGATGCCGCCGGCCATCGGCGATTTTCCGTTGCCTTTCCCCATCTCGATGTAGGCGCGCCGGAACCGACGGAAACCGTCGGCCTTCTTCCACCCGAACAACGAGCCCAGGATGAACGCCTGCGACGGGTGCAGCTGAAACGCCTTCCCCTCGAACTGCCCTTCGGACAGGCGAAGGATCGTCTCGAAGTACTCGAAAACCCGTTCGGCCGCGGCACGGTCGAAGTACAGCCCGCGCTCGTGCCCGTCCTGCAGGTCTTTCAAGTGCCGCCGGCATGCGTTCCTGACGTGCGGGCCGGCGATGATCCGGCCGGCTACGACATCCTCCGCGTAGGCCGTGGCCCGGTCAGAAGAACTTTTCGTCCGGGTCGTCGTCCTCGCCTTCGCCATGATTCACTTTCGTCTCGTCTACGGGCGTGGCTCCCAGCTTCGACAGAAGCGAGCCCAGCGCCTGCATTGCCGATACCCCCATTTCGGGATCGGTTTCCATGCGAGCACCCAAGATGCAGACCTGGCGCAGCAGCAGGCGGTGGCCTGCGTGCAGCCAGGGCATGTTCTCAACCTGCTCGCGCCACACCGCGATCTGCTCCTTCGTCATCCCCTTGTACGGGGGGCCGATGGGCCGCGCCTTCTTCGGCGTCTTGCGGTCCTTGTGCCGTTTCGGGTTCTTTGCCGCCGCACCGGAGACCTTCGCCTTCGCCGCCGGAGTCCTTGGGTTCGCCATGAATCACCCCTCTGCTGGGGTCGTCTTTCCAACTGTGGATGCGCGAAGAAAGGGGGGCGCACGTATCGCGAGCCGTTCAGGATCAGACTTTTGCCTCCCCCTCCCCTTTCGTTCAGGTTTCTGTGGATATGTCGGTCTGCCGCCGCTTCCCCTACCGGAGCGGCCACCCATCGGCGTCGCAGCCCACGACCGCGCTCTCAGCGTTCCCGAAGCCTCCATCCTCCCGGGCCGTCTTGCGGCTATGGCACCCGATGCACAGGGTCCGCAGGTTCGACGGATCGTTGTTGTTCGGGTCGCCGTCCTCGTGGTCTACGTGCGCCTGGCCCTTGCCGACCAACAGGACACCGCATGCCTTCTCCTGGCACCGGTACATATCCCGGATCAGGATCGTCTCGCGCAGGCGGCGCCATGCCCGACTGTTGGTCGGAAGCGCGCGCTTGGCCTGCCTGTTGCCCGCCAGCCCTTTGCCGGCCATCAGTACGGTTCCCCGTCCAGGTCCACCCGCTGCGGCTCCTGCTCGTCGTCCACCGGGTGGCCGGTCTCCTCGCCGAGCAGCTGGGCCACCGACTGCGTGAGCAGGCCAACATGGGTTGCCAGCTCGCCGATCTGCCGGCCCTGCTCCTCCGTAGCTGCCAACAGGCGGTCCACGGAGCCAAGCAGCACATCCACGCCAGCAGCGCGCGAGGCGGCTATCTCCGCCCTCAGCGCATCGATCATCGCCAGCAACTCCAGCGAGGTCGGCACCTTCACCGGATGCACCATCTCGTTGTCCATCACGTCCTCCTGCCCATGCGGAAATCGCGGAAGTGGATCACCCTGCCCGGCGCGCCGACCATTGCCCTGTCACCACGAGGCATCGCGCACATGGACATCAGCATCACCATCGTTCTCTCTGGCCCGGCCGCCGCTATCGCGGTCCTTGCCCTGTACCGGCTCGCTCGCCTACCTCGACGGCGCAACCGGCGCTGACCATCGCCCGGCGGGTGTCGATCAGCTCCCGTTGGAGCCAGCCGATCCATGCGTCTGCCCGGTCGCCGGCTGCAACAAGATGCGTCGCGCCTGCCCACCGAAGTTCGGCGGCAGCATCTTGTCCTGCGGCAAAGACCGCAGCTCCACCGGCGCCGGCTCCGGGCGAACCACAGGACCACTCCGGCCGCAGCTGCACAGTGCCGCGGCGCAGAGCAGCGGCAAGATCACGTTCAGCGCGTTTCGCATCGTCTTGGGCCTTCTCGTAGCGGGTGTCGTTCTCGTGCCGGCTCTGGGCCAGCTTCTCGGATGCAGCGCGCGCCTTGGCGGCCACGGCGGCGGTGGCCTCGGCCAGCTGCTGCAGCGTCGCGGCGTGCTGTGCGTTCTCGGCCGCGCGCGCCTGGACCTCGGCCTGGTACTCGCCGCGCCAGTGTGAGCCGCCCCAGCGGTAGCCGAATGCCAGCACCAGCAGGGCCAACAGCAAGGCGGCCGCCCAGCGGGTCAGATCCGCATAGGGGCGCAGCGGGTCAAGACTGATGTTCATGCTTGAAGGTCTCGATGGTTACGCGGTCAGGGTGGCGATAGCTGATCCAGTCCGGCATCGGTACGAACCGGCCATCGCGCTTGAGCTGTATCTGTACGTCGTACCGCGGCACGTTCTTGAACACCGCGTCGAACTCATCCAGCAGCACCGCCATGCGGGCCTGCCAGTCGTCCGGCATTTCGTGCATCAGTACCCGCGGAAGCGGGAGCCACGATGCACGGCTCAGCCCGAACCAGCCCCACAGCGCGTCGTAGCCGGGCCGCTCGCTCTGGACGGCCGCACCCAGCCTGTTACGGTCCTGCATGTCCGCCTCCTTGCTCGGCCACGCACTTGGCATGGCGCTCCTGCTGGCGCTCCCACGAGCCCCAGCACCGTTTGTTCGGCCTGCCGTCCACCAGCGTCGAGCAGTCGTAGCCGGCGGCGTACTTGAACCGCAGCAGCGCGTCGCAGGCTGCCAGGTAGTGGGCGCGCTGGGCGGCGGCTGTCGGCGTGGTGATCGTTGCGAGCAGGTTCCGGCGCATGCTCGACGCACGCCAGTTGCCGATCCCGTACTGCCCCGTGAAGTCCAGGTACACGTCGAACTCGCCCTGCGTCATCCGCACGCCCGGCAGCGAAGCCTTGAACCTCTCGGCTTCCTCGCCGTGGAGGTTCCATGCAAGCTCCTCGGCGCGCTTGCGGGTGATCGGCGGGTCCGTCAGCCTCACCGGCCGGCCGTCCTCGTAGCGCGTCGAGCCGAACCCGATGGTCGGCACGTCGCCTTTGGTCGGGATGTGCGGCTTGGGCGCGAAGCTCTCCTTTACCTGCCAGCCCATGAAGCCGGCCGCGCTCAACATCAGGCCGGCGACGGCGACGCGGACCGGGCTTTTCGGTTCACCGGCCATCGCGGTCCTTCCTCCACTCCCGGTACCACTTCCAGACCAGGTACATGCCCTGCAGCACGATGTAGCCGAGCGTCCCGGCGTACATCCACTCCTGCACGCCCCAGCCGGCCACGCTGGCGCCGGCCACGGCCACCATCGGCGCGGTCTTGAGTACGGCGCTGCCGGTGGTTCCGATGATTTCCTCGCGCATGGTTTGCGGTCTCGTGTGCATTCCGGTCTCCCGGCAACGGATGAAACGCCCGCCGCGCCACCGGGACGGAGAGGCCCGGTCGGTACGGCGCAGCAGGCGGAAAGGTGCCCGTCACCGCAGCCCGGCAGGCTCTGCGAATGGGTCCGGTGAGAGTGGACGGGCGTAGAAGGTCCGATCACCACCGCTGGCTAGGCGCGGTCGGCCATGGCGGGAGCCGATGTGCCCCACCGAAGCAGCAGCACAGCGCCAGCCCCAATCGCCTCACGGCGAGCGGAGGGGTTTTCGGCACGGTGGTGATCGGGTTGAAAAGAAGAAGCCCGGCTCGGGCCGGGCTTTCGTCGCGTGATGGTAGGAATGTAGGGCCGAAATCGCGCGGCTGTCACCCGCGCACTACGCCGCCGATTGCTGGAGCGCGTGACAGAACCGGTTCGCTGCGCACTGCTCTGCTTCCAGCATCTGGGTCAGCAGCCAGTCCACCACCTCCGCCCACCCTTCCCGGTACGTCGAATCGCCGACGCCCAACACAGTGGCGCGCTCGCGGTTACTCAGGCGTTCGCCCTTCATGTAGCCGATTGCCACCGTGGCGATCTCCGGCATCCGCTCCTCCAGCCGCTCGGGCCACAGCCGGTCGCGCGCAACGGCCACCCTCGCCTTGAGGATCTCCAGGTGTCGCACCGTGCGCTCCTCCCTGTCGCGGTTGAAGCGCGCCATGCAGTCGGCAATACCCCAGGTCGCGCGCGCGTCGGCGTAGTCCTTCGACCGCCGGTTCCGCTCCTCCAGCGCCATGCGCGTGATGCCCTCCAGCACCCGCAGGATATCGCCGCGACTCGGGTCGGGGCCGTGCAGCAATTCCAGCAGGTCGCGGCCGATGCCGGCGGGCACCATGCCCAGCGCGCCAGAGATGTCAATGTTGCTCAGCTCAGCCACGCCGCCGCCGGCCGAGCCGTCCAGCCGCGCAACGGTGGGGTTCAGCCGCGCCAGCAACTCGCGCACGTTCGTCATGCCGCTCTCCTTTGTTCGATCACGTAGGTCTGTTGCTCGATCAGCTCGTCGTCCGAGCCGTAGGTCTCGTGGAACACGCGCGAGCCATCAAGCAGGCTCGGGCCGTAGATCGCCCGCATCCACGCGAAGGTGTTCCCCTCCAGCGGGTGGCGTCGGTGATGCCAGGCGCACAGCGCATACCCGAACATGTGCCCGCGGCGGACGTTGCCGCTTTTCGCGTGGTTGTAGTCGCAGCCGATCACCACCAGCTCTGGCGCCAGCAGGTCGGCGGTGACGAGAGCCAAGCACGCCATGCAGGGGCCTTCCTTCGCCGACACGATGCGCTCAGCCTCCGCCGCAGTCGGGGTGCCAGTCGAATGGGCCATTGCCATCAAGCGCCGCCCTCGCCGTCGAATCCGAGCTCACGGGCAGCGCGCGCCATGGCCGCAGCCGCGGATTCGCGATTCGACACCACCGGGGCCGTGGGCGGCACATGCGGGAGAGCCGGAACAGGAGCCGGAAGCGCGCCGCCGGCCGAGACGTGGCGCATTGCCTGGTCGTATGCCGCGGAGATCATGCGTGCCTGCTGGTAGCCGTCAGCGGTGTTAAACGCGTGCAGGTCGATCAGCGACCGCACCAGCACCGAGAACGGGCTCCGGTCTTGGCCCGGCCGCATCTCCTGCTCCACCTGTGCCAGCGACGGGAGGCCCAGGCACAGCGCGCGGAACTTCGCCGGGTTCGGCGGCCACTCCAGCCCTGCCCTCAGGCACGCAGCCATCCCATCGGCGACCTGCCGCGGGAGCAGCCCCTTCAACGCGACCAGCCACGTCTCACCGGCAATTGTCAGCGGGCCGTGCGGATGGGCCGGCGCCTTGCCATTGTCCCGCCCCCACTTCCCGGGGAACATCGCATCCATGCGCTCCCACAGGGTCCACAGCGCCTCGATGGCGCGCGGGCTCGCGTCAACCGACGACGGAGAACTCTCCGTCGATGACGTTGCCGGCCGGCTCTGCTCGTCCAACTGAGCCCGTGCTGCCAGGGCGGTTACCACCGTGGCGGCGCTCGTACTCGGCGCGGAGCTGGGAGACTCCTGCGGCAGAACCTTGTGCAGCTGTTCCATGGGCTTGGGCTCCTGGTTTCGGGGTGACGGGGAGCGACAGGCCGGCGGCCATTGCGTCGCGGAGGGATTGGTTCATGTCCCCGCCGGCGTCGGCGATGGACCGGAGCATCGGGAGGATCTGCATCCAGCCCTGCACCGACAGCGTTCGGTTGATGACCCGGCGATGGCGGACGAACTGCGCCATGACCTCGCGGTCGAGCCCATCGGGGAGCTGACCCAGCGGCGCCAGTTCCCGGTCGATGTCCGACTCGGCCAGGCGGCCCGACACACACGCTCGCGGTGTGGGTTGCTCTTGGTTGCTTTTGGTTGCTTTTGGTTCGGGTGCAATAGCTGTTGCACCCTTAAGTGCCCCGTTTTGCACCCTTAACGACGCCGTTTTGCACCCTTTAGCACCCGAATTTGCACCCTTTGCGCCCTCGTTTAAGGGTGCAAAATCTGCACCCTTACGCTCAGCGCAGCTCGCGCGCCCTGCATTCAGGTCGTCTTTTTCGGCATCGCTTTTTAAGGGTGCAATTTCTGCACCCTTAATCCATTCGGGGTTGATGCGGTACTCGCGGGGGCGGCCGGCATAGCCTTGACCAGCCAGACGACCGCCCGTCCCGGCGCTCACCAGAACCAGCCACCCTGCCGCCTGCATGGCGCGGAGCTGGTACTGGACGGTGCGCTCGGACTGCCGCGTCTTGGCCGCCAGCAACGCCACCGATGGGAAGATGTGGGTTCCGTCGTCGTGCGCGTGGTCTGCGAGAGCCAGCGCCAATAGCATTTCGCCACCGCCCGCGTGGTAGCGGTCGAACACCATGCCAGTCATTCGCGCGCTCATGTCAGTTGCCCTCTGCCTCGGCCAACTCGGCGAAGCGCAGGTTCTTGTTGATCCGGTCTTGCAGCGATCGCACACGGGCCTGTTTCACGGCGAGCATCTGCCCCACTGGAACGCGGTCCTCCCGCAACTCGTCCAACTGCTTTTGCAGGTCGGCCGCCACCTTGCGCAGCCACTCCGACCGCTTGCCGATCCACTGCGCCGCCGGCTTGCCTGCAGCGCGCGCGCGGCGGTCCAGTTCGGCGCGCAGCTGCTCGTCGGAGTAGCGCGCGAGCGCCAGCGTGCGGGGCTTCGGCGTGGTGTCCTGGGATGCCATCAGCGTGTCCTCGAGGCGGCCTGCTCGGCGCGCTGCGCGAGTTCCGCTGCATCCGCTTGGATCGACGCGCACAGTCGGCCGATCTCGATGGCTTCGTTGGGCGTGATCTGTCCGTCCGCCAGGGATTCGGCCACCGCCTGCGCCAGATCCCCCTGCCGCGCCGACACGGCGAGGATCGCGGTCACGACGCTGCCACTCGGCGCGCCCTCGACGCGGCGCAGGACGTAGCCGTGCTCGGCAGCCAGGGCGTGGAGAATCCGGTGGTTGTCCGTCAGCGCCATGATCTCGCTGGCTTCCGCAAGGGTCAGGTGGTGCGTCGTGTTGTTCGGGTTGACCTTGTTGCGCAGCACGGCGCCGGACATGGGCCGCTCCTCGCCCCTCTCGTTGACCGTCACCAGACGGGTCGCCAGCGCCTCGGCACCGCCCGGGTATTCCTTCACGGTCTTGTGGGCTGCATCGCTGATGTTCATCGCTGGGCTCCGTGAACGTAGTTGTTGGCGAAGGCGCGGCGCACGATGGGCGCCATGGAAGAGATCACGGACATTTCAGGCGCCCTCCCGGGCCAAGAAGGCGCCGCCCGCCTTGCGGTACGCTGCTGTTTCCACACGAACAGCCCGCAAGGAGGGCGACATGGAAATCGACTCGGCACTGCGCGATGCCATCAATGGACTGCAGGCTGGACAGATCGCGCAGGCGCGAATGCTCCGGGCGATCATTTCGACTCACCCGGACCCGGCCGCTTTGCGCGAGGCGTGGTCCCGCTACAGCGGCGGGCCGCTGGCTTCCGCCGCGACCTCGAAGGTGATCGACCCGGGCCGCGAGGAGGCGCATCAGGCGCTTGTGCAGGCGCTGCAGGACTGGAGCGAGCGTCTGGAGCGAGATCTTCCAGCGCCCTGATTTCTTGGGTCGAAAGGAAATCCATCTCAGGCGGTCTCCACGGGGACGATGCGCGCGGCATCAAGGTCTTCGGGCTCTTGCGGCGCTGTGGCGGCGGCGGGAGCTTGGGCGCCGAGCAGGCGGAGCACCTCCGGCACGGCCGGCAGTGCGCGTTCCTCCTCCCAGCCTTCCACCTGCTCGACGGGCAGCTGCAGCACCTTCGCCAGCTGCTTGTCGGTGGACAGGCCCAGCCG